ACCATCCTTATGGGCTGAAAGTCTGCCGAAATGTTCATAATATTGGAATCTACTGACCGATTTATATTGAGTTTTCAAGGCTCACAGTATATTTTTCGTGTGCGAAGTTTGAGTAACTTATGTTAAACTGCGCCCTCTGCCTGATTAATAGCATAACTTTTTAACTTAAAGGCTAACATTTCAATAATTTTATCAATGTCTGCGTCTTCTCTGACAATGATTGTATCGGCAAGTTTAGGAATATTTAAAACGAAACCGTTGGCTTTACTATCTGCTTTGCCTCGTTCGTATTCCTGATCCATTGATTTATCATGAGGAATAACTCTTGATCCAGTTGGCAAGTCGACAATTTCGGCACCAGCGTCATGAATCATCGCAACGCCGCCACCCCAATTATCCGTACCTTTTGCAAGCATAGGGATAGCTGGTTGATAATGCTGACCGCCAACCATCGGAACCCAGTTCGGCACATCTACAGATATATTGTTAATTCCACTGATTACGTCATTGATAACTGCTTTTACTGTACCCAAAACATTATTGCAAATAGCCGCAATCGTACTGAATATACTGCTAAACACATCAACGATGCCTTGCCAAGCCATACTCCAATCGCCTGTAAATGCACCAGTTAAAAAGGTTATGATTCCACTGAATACGCCTACAATGCCCGTAATAATAATAAAAATATTATTGAGCAGACCATTTAAAATATCTCTGGCAATATTGGACATTGTATCAAAGCCATTTGTAAAAAAATTAGCAATCCAGTTTATGATAGATCCTAAAGCATTGCCACCAGTTGTCGCTATGGATAAAATACCAAGCCATAAGCCAGCAAAAAATTCTTTTATAGAATTAATCGACGTATTAAACGTATTTACGATGCCTACCCAAAGAGTCACAAAGAATTCTTTGATCGGTGTCCAATACGTATAAATCAGATAACACAAACCAATAATAATCATGATGGCGATGCCTATAGGATTCGCAAATAAAAATCTTGCGGCCATTCCTACGAGTTTAAATATTTTTGTCAGACCTAGTAGGTTTTTACCAACAAACTTTGCAGCACCGGCAATCCCTTCAATAGCTGGCACTATGCCGGAAACTAATCCAATCCATGTACCGATTAATGACATTGCCCCACCGACTGCGACTGTAAGCGCACCAAACACAATAACAAACTGAATTACGTTTGCAATCAGTGCTTTTTGTCCATCAGATAATCCATTATATGCAGCTAAAAGGGTTTTAATCATTGTTGCTGATTTAGTAAACACAGGCGCCAGCGCATCACCGACTGTTACCCACGCATTCGCGAGGTCTGTCATTGCCTGTTGTGTTTTTTCACCAGGTGTTTGCATTTGACTCCACATTTTATCGAGCGTCGAAGCACTGCCTTCGTTAATCTGCTTTAACATGCCCTGCCATTCGGAAACACCATCTTTACTCGCCATCATCATAGCCATTTTGTAACCATCAACATTTTTAAATAATGCCTTAAATTTTGTATCGTCGCCCATCTTGGCGTAGACATCAGCAATAACTGGAGCTAAACCCTGCGCCTGAATCCGCGCGGCTGAAACATCAATCCCTAATTTAGCTAGAGCAGGTTGAGCTTTTGCAATGGATGTAATCATACTGTCCATAATACCGCCTGATTGTGCTTCATCATATCCACGATTACGCATCATTGCCAGTGTTGTTGTTAATTGGGAAAGCGATATTCCAGCCTGCGCTGCTTTCGGGCTTAATGCCGCTACACTGGCCGTAATCTTATCAATGTCACCATGGCAAGCCTTGGCTGCTGTAGTTAACTGGTTATAAGCGGCTGCGGTGTCGGCAGTACTTAAGTTATAAGCTTTCGACATTTGCGCCCCGTATTTTGTAGTCTCAGCCAAATCCATTTTAGCAACACGGGCAAATTTAGCTGTATTCGACATCCATTCAAGAACTTCGCCCTCTTTGATGCCGCTTTTTACAGCCTGTTGTGTAGCCTCGGCCACCTGATCATTTGCAATGGCATACGTGGATGATATGGATAATATGCCAACTTTCATTTTTGCGGCAGTCTCGTCTGTTATGTCGCCCCATATTTTCATCTGATTAACAGCACCATTAATTTTCTTCGATGCCTCATAACCTTTTTCAGCGGCTGCCGTAAGTGTAACCACGACTGCGGCATTTTGCATGCTTGCCATACTCTTACCGATTTTCTGGAAACTTTTAGCTGTACGGGTATTGACCTTGTTCATTTCCTCCAGCTTAGAACCAAGCTGCACCACTTGTGATTTTGCACCACTCATTGCTGTTTTTGAGGTATCCAATGCTTTATTGACCAATCGTAGTGTCGGACTAAATTTATCTTTTAAGGACATAACGGCATCTATAACTCTAGCCATTTATTCATCCCCTTCAGGGGTATTTTCTTTGTTTCTTTGTTCTAGCTCATAACGAATAAAGCTATATAAAATTTGTTTTTCACCGACTGGAAGCCAATATATATCAGACGGTTTCATATGATGAAAACGCCAAGCATAATATATTAGCTGTGCTTCCGGATCGGCTTCAATTAGTTTTTTATTTCTTCATCCGCTTCGTCATCATCTTTTTCATAACCGGATAACTCATTGATTTCGTTATAAATATCTGCGATTTCTCCAGATAAAAATAATTTAGTGACCAATTCTTTTGGAGTATTTACGCTAAAATGTTCTAACAATTTTTTATCTTTTAATGAAGGTTCTTTTACTCCATCTAAAATGGTAAAAACCTGCATCTCATAAATGTTTACATCCCGAACATTACCCTTTTTGCCTAGGTCGATACCCATGCGTTGAATTTCGGCGTAACGTTGTGCATCAATTGCCTGTAATTCTAATATAAAATCAGTTTTCAAAGCTTTTGACAAGCGGTTTATTTCATATGTTTTATGAGGTTTTTCCGTAAGCTTTCCGGCATCAGCCTGTAGTAATTTATCTAATAAACTCATGTTTGATCATTCCTTTTCTTGTTTAAATATCCCCACGCGCAAGCGTGGGGGATGTAAGATTTATTCGTCGGCTGTATCTAAAATATCCCAGTCACTGAACGTAAAGTTATAAGATTCTTCACCATTTTTCTTGGCTGCCCAATCAATCAAAATCAAATCATCAAAGACGGCATCTTTAATTACGACCCGTTCTGTGCCAATCGCATCGGGATCTGCTAATTTTGATATGATTGTACAAATGGTTTGCTTACCAGCTTTCATATTTGTGTTCATTTTGTTGATCATGTACGAACTGACTTTATTCATTTTTAAAGAGCCTTTACAGGTATAGCCAGTAACTTTGTACTGTTCACTTAACGTTTTCACGATGGAAACGGCTGTCTTATTGATCGTTACCTGTGCTTTCATTTCTACGATTTGCGCCATATAGTCGCCATCAATCCAGACCTCGCCTTGTGTGCCATTCATGACTTGCTTCGCTGTCATTCCTTGCATATATCATTCACTCCTATAATTTTTCATATAAAAAAGCACGTACTAAAAATCAGTACGTGTCATTAAATTGAAATACCTAATTTAATTTGTTCGATGGCATCTAAAATCTTTATGGCTGCTGCTAAAAATACCTGGTCTCGCGTATTGGCTGCATTCACATCTTGATCTTTCATTGCCGCAAGTTCAGCCTGTGTATAATCGCCATTTGAAAGCAAGTATACGCGTTGTTGTGCCGTATCAATAGCCACGGTATTTTTCTTTGGATCAAGAATTCCGTCCAGTTCAAGCTGATCAAAATAGCCTTGAATGGCTGAAAGTAGCAAACACTTATGATCGTAACTATTCGAATACTTACCAATATACGAATCATTCGCCGTGGTTTTGATATCGTCATGAATAAGATCCATAGCATCAATCAATTTAATTTTCTTAAAACTATCTGACTTATCCTGAGTCGTTGTTTGTAGTGAATTAACGCCACGGGCAATTTTGAATTTACTGCCATCAAACATAACGAACAATTCACCAGCACCTATTTTTGTATCCATTTGTTCCTTTGTGTACAAATCGCAAGCAATGACCTCGCTGAGTGGTGCGAATGTACAACTGATGGTCAATGGTGTACCTGCAATCATTCCAGCAATTCTGCTGCAATACTGTGCAGTCGTATAGGTTTTTGCGGCTGTTGTGATGCTTGTATTTGTGAAATTTATAATACCTTCACTATCCGCACTAGCATTTGGTAGAACGGCTTTTACCATTTTATCCTTTGTACTCCGCATGGTTTTAATCCATGTTTCAATGGTTATTACATCCGCTGTCGCAATGTCTGGAATAACCAAGTAATCCCATCGTGCATTTTCCAACTGTAACAAAACGTCATTGTAGGTCGTGGCGGCAGTTGCTTCGATATAGACTAAAACTTTGCTTGGTGGTGTTTGATATCCCATTAAAGCCAAACCAATCTGTTCCTGATTCTCCGCTGATAGCGTAGTCGGAACATCTGTACTTGTGTAAATTGTGTACGGACTTTTAAACGTTGTCGGGTCATCTTCACGTAAAATCATGGCTACAATTCCGCGCTGAGACCGTTGAATGGCTGTAATTGCTGTACTTTTAAACGCAATCGTAATTGACGGTAATCCTAATCCCATTTTTCATCATCCTTCTTATAACAAAAGAGCTAGTACGATTTTGTATTAGCTCCTTATATGTTCTGCTAAATTTAGTTTTTTCATCAAATCGTAAATTTGTTCTTTCCGATTTGTGTTATCAAAATAATCAATTTGTATTGTGACTTGCAATATATCCTGTTTCTCGCCAATACGGTCTGCTGTAAAGTTTTTTACATGCAGGTATCGATCACTAACTTGAAAACCTGTATCAAAAATCAAATTTAAATCATCGGTCATATCCAAATAAGCTATTTCTTTATTGATATCCGGACTAGCAAAGTAGGTGACAATAATACTTAAGGCATTGCTATTTGTATTTAATGATTCGGTATCTGTTCTTTTAATTAACTTAATGAAGAAACACGGCTGCGAGAATCCCTCTACAATCTCATTTGTATATATTGGATACGCATACTTGGTTTCTATTAAGGCGCTGATTGCCGATAGTAGAGCAGTTTGTTTAAGCATTTTTTATCACCTACCTGTCTAATTTTTTTATAATTTCTTTTTGAAACTTTTCTAATGCTTTAGGTAAAACATTGGCTTCGACTTCCTGTGCAGTAGCTTCTAAAAAGTGCTTTCCTTGTACAAATCCTTTGATATTGCCCTTTTTATCTTTCTGTACATGACCACGATCAAGTAAATGAAAATGTGGTGATGTTGTCCAGACATTGCACACTAAGTCTTCGCCCCGATATCCCTTTACTTCTGATTTCCATGATTTATTAAGTTTGTTTTTATGGTCGCGACCACTATCAGGACTTTTTTCTTTGACGATCTTTTTAAATTTATTACCTATTTTCTGTAAATGTTTTTCAGCTGTTGCCGGATATTCATTCGCTACAGATTCAATATCCTTCATAAATTCATCAAGATTTTCGAACTGAAAGCCATCATCCGAACTCATGACATAACACCCGTTCCACGTGATTTCTCATTGCAATAAATTTCCAAAGTGTCGTGTGCCATATATGGATCTACGATATTTTGAATTTCAAAGATATGGGTTTGATATTGAATAAGCATGGCCGCACTTAAATTTTTACGATATCGGATTATTATTTTATAGGCGTTTTCAGTTCGATCTTTCTGACCTTCGTAATATTCTCGGCCTCTAACTGGTTCAATCTGCGCCCAGCATTTAAGTACTGTTATCGGAACCTGTTCCGTCAAGCCAAGTTTATTTTTTATATCTTTATATTGTAAAAACTGAACCCGTTTATCCATATTTCCTGTGTTCATTCGGTCTCACCATCCGTATAAGGATACGCACTACATAAACTAATATGATGAATAAGAGCTGTTACACTATGAGGATATTCACTTAAAACTCCGGGCTTTGATGAATTAATTTGCCGGTTGTCGTACCAATGGCTTACTAATAATTTAATCACCAAATTCCAGACCTCATCATCTACAAGATATTGTTTTCCTGTCTGATTGGTAATGTAAGTTTGTGCCGCTGCCATTAACGATTGAATCAAGGTATCGTCTTCTGTTAAGTCTGAATCCACACGAAGGTATAATTTTACGTCTTCTAAAGTCATTTATTTATTGTCCCCCTTAAAAAATATACTCATACCCGAAAAGGGTATGAGCACTTTAAGGTCTTATTTATTTTGCTGCTGCTGCCGGAATATTTAAAGTAACAAGGCTGTTTTTATCAACGACTTTACCGTCGGCCAGCATGATTGCTTTCATAACCTGGTCGTCAGTTGTGTAATCTTCGTAACGTCTCATACCGATTTCAAAATTTGTATTTAAAACGTAGTCATCCATTTTAAAGATAAAGGCAAAAGTTTGACCAGCTGTTGCGGCTGCATAAGAAGGTAAATAGTTACAAAGAATTACTTTACGTCCTAAAAGGCTTCTATCTGCATCACCATTGATACCATAATTCACACGGGCAATTGGCTGTTTGTTCGTATCTACCATGCTTAAGAATGCACCAAAAGTCTGTTTCGTCATTACATAAACAGCGCCTGTTTCATATTCGATAGGGATGGCTGCTTCTGCCGAAACTAAGGTCGGATAGTCAATTGCAGTTACGGATATTACCTGATTTGCATTAGGTGTTTCTGCAAGGATACCTGTTGGTTGACCATTTCCTGTACCGCTGATTATGGATTTTTCAAGTGCAATGACCATAGCTTCGGCAATGTTGTTAACAATGGCATTTTCAAAAGCGGAAAGAGCTATATTATCTAAAGTAAAACTTACGCCAACAGCGCAACGAAGTTTGAAATAGCCAAAAGTTAAAGTTCCCATCGCTTTATTTTGAACTGTAGATCCAGCACCATCCGCAACCCATGTCGCAACTGGTTTAACAGAACTGATTGGAATACTAACACCGCCTTTATAAGCTGTGCGAGTGATTAGTGGCAAGATCATGCCCGAAGCCGTAAGTTTATCGATGACACGATTTAGTACTGTGGTCGGGATAACTGCGCTAGCATCGGCTGTACTAGACGAACGATATTCTGCTGGTAAATCTGAGTTTTTAATAACAAAATCTTTAAATGCTTTTCTGTATTCAATGGATTCAAATTTATCTTCCATATTTTTTCTGACCTCTTTTTCTTCTGGTTTTTGTACCGCTGTGACAGGTACTTCACCAATGTTAATTTTATTAGCAATTTCACCTTTTCTGCGAAGTTCGACTTCTTCTGTTTCCAAAGCCGCGAGTTCTGTTTCGACTGCTGCCAGATCCAGCTCGGAACCATCTTTCAATGCTTTGCGAATCTCAATTTTACGATCCATAATTTCTTTTAATCTTTTATCCATGTTTTGAACACTCCAATTAATTTTTTATTATATTGCCAGCCATCCAGCCATTTTGATTTGACTATCCAGTCAAAAAAGGCAAAATTAAAAACACTATAAGAAATAGTGTCTTTGTTCGATTTGTATTAAATTTTCAATAAATCAGCCCAAAAAGTGACCTCGTAGGATTCGTTTTAAGAGACTTTTTTTGCTTGGTCTATAGTTTGTATAGGTCTAAAAAGTAAGCAAAACTAATTTTCTGCGTTGTGCTTCTTCTTTAGCAATTTTCTCTGCTTCAATATAACCTGAAAAACAATCTCTCGCACTCACGCCAGCACCATCTGCAATATCAATGCTTGTGCCATCATATGCCGGATCGGGTACGGCTGATACATCATAAATTTTATCAATTCTTAAAATTCGTCTGGTGTGAGTTAAAGAATCATAGTTTTCTTGCGCTACGGTAAAACCAAAACTCATTTTGTCTATGTCACCACGCTGGATCAATTTATATAAATCTTGTCCGGCTGTGATATCGGCTAGATTGGCACGGACATTTAAACCCATGTTATCAGCTGTGAGGCTTAATGTTTTATTACGAGTACGTGCCAATACAAAAAAGTTATCGTTATGATCATACTTAAATGGAACGTCTGACATATCACAACCGATTAAGGCATCTTTATCAATAATTTCTTTATACTGTACACCATCAATTTCAGCTAAAACAGTAGCCTGTTCAAATACTGCGGCACATCCTTCAACTAAGAGCTGATTGTCTGCTTGCTGTTCTGATGCACTGATGACTGCTGAACGATATTCTTTCTTATGCATTTTCTTCTTCGCCTTCCTCACTGTTATCTGTAGCAACAGGATCTGCTTGCCCTAGTTGGTACTGATTTTGTTTGTTCGAATCCACAAAATTTAAACTTACCTGTCGTTTGTCTCCATCGTCTACAGCAGAGAAGCCAAAGATTTCACGCGCTTCATTAAGCGTTATAATCCCCTGCGGCAGTAAAGCCTGTACCATCGTTGTTTTCGATTTCATGCTTGCATATTGCAAACGATTTGCTGTAAATATAACTTCATTGCCATGACCCTTTTCTCGTTCGGTGAAGAGCTTCGAAGTAAATTCTAATGACAATTTTATAGCAATAGGTTCAATGATTGATTCATAAAAAGCTGCCCATTGATCCTCGGTATAATTCCCCTTGATAATGGCTTCATTCAAACCAAAGTATCTGTAAACATCATCCCTGATAAATTCCATTTGTGAATGATCTGCTGTTTGGATATCACTGGTCAACTGATGAAAAGTACTTTTTTGATCTATAGTGGCTATACCTGTAGAATTAGAAGTATCTAAAAAGGAATCAACAAAATTCTTGTTAATTTTTTCGATATCGCCGGGTTTTAAGTTGCCGACTACTTCTAAAATCCCACGTAATTTTGTACAATTTTTAACTGCATTTTCCAGACCTTGTTTAACCGTATTCAATATCTTAAGAGGAGATTTTAAGGGGCGTTCGTTTGTTTCGCCGAAGAAATCCTCTCGATTGAACTGGTCTCTGATATGGATGATATCTGTATAAGGGATTACCATTTGTCCGGCGCTCAAGAAATTAAACTTACAATACAAAACAGCGTCTAACTCAACCAGTTCGACATCACCATAATTTAAGGGATATAAGCCAATGATATTTCCTTTGCTGTCACTCTTAATATAAACAAAGGCATTATTATAAAGTGCCAATTGGCTTACGATCTTGTAAATAAAATCATACGTACTCATATACTCATTCGGGCGAGTCGATAAAAGTGAATCGATAACGCTATCTGTTTCAATGATTTTTCCGTTCTGTCGACGAATATGTTTAGGCTTTAACTTGGCTGCATGTTTAGCGATCGTATTGATACAAGTTCTAACGGTTGCATCATCATAACTATTTCCGTCCCACGGTATGAAAACATTATCGGAATTGTTCAATTGCCGAAACATTGTATACGGTTTATCAGCCACGTTCCCTTGGAAGTCTTCTACATTAAAGATTGACTTAAACATACTTCTAAAATTAATTCTCAATTGTTTTTCACTCCCTTCTTTAATTGTGTTATAATCACCAATGAAAGAAGGTGATTATTATAGATTTTAATCAACTTGATACTATTTCCGAAGGCTTACTTACACTTTTTCACGAACACCGCGCCCTTGCTATGAATCAAATATCTTTACTGACCAATCTTCAATTAGAGCAATTTTCTGATCATATGCATATTTTGCTTGATAAAGATTACATCGAAAATACTTGTATTGATAAGTGCAATGATAAGAACGTCTATGCCAGTGGTTCTTACAAAATAACCCTTCATGGCGATATTTACTTTGACCTTAGGCATAAGCACAATCAAGATCAGCGCAAAGATTTTATATTGCGAATTTCGCCTATTATTATATCTATCATCGCACTTATATTTAGTGGAATATCGCTTGCCAACACATTGCACCTGATAAACATAGCGCCATAATTGATATAATCAGGACTACTAAATCCAGCTTATTTTCTTTATAAAATTTGATTCCATATTTCATAAAATTAATTGCATTGCCCAAAATACATTTCAAATTTTCCACCTCCTGCCCAATCAATATATGATGAAGCAAACTATTTAAATGCTGTTTTTATTTTCGTTGCAATCTCATCCACGTCAGTGAAATTTGTTGATATTTTTTTGATCTTATATAATAAAACTGCCGAAGAAACCAACATAATAAACTGTTTTATACAATAAAATACAGTAAAACCAGCAACTGCCGCTCCTATAATTTGCAGTAAGAATATTAATATTTCCATGTTTTCAACCCCCTAAATCATATTTAAGTAATCGTCCATATTTCTTTCATACGATGTATAAGCATCCAATAAACTGGCAAATCCATCTATACGTAACCTTTGGTTAATTTGCTTTTTAGGCTGGATATTGCCGTTACGATCAATATCCACGGCAACATTACCCATACACCATTTCAGAATTGGATTGTTATTATAATTAATATGTTTGGCTTCAAGATGGGCTGCTAAGTTCTGCATTGGTACTGAAAGTGTCTGCTTGCCCTGTATAACTCTATCCATAGTGGTCTCGCCAAATGTATCGGCCATTTCTTTGGAAAGATACTGAGCGCCCCACGCATCATAACCGCACTTGTATAAATACAGATCATATTTTTCTTGAATCTCCAAAAACCATTCCGTGATTAAGTGAAAATCGTTGATGTTGCCTGCACTCGTCCTTAATAAATCTCTTTGAAACCAGATATCATAAGGTGCATGATCTTCATGTTTCCGTTTTTCAAATAAATCCTCGGGAATCCAATACATTTGGTGACAATAAAACATAGGATCATCTGGTGCTAGTTTAAATAAAATAGTTGCACAAGTTAAATCTGTTGTCTGACTCAAATCGAAACCGCCAATACAATACGATGGCTTAGGAGCAAAATCATTAAAATTAAAAGTCGCCTGATTATCGATCTGTTCGAATGTTAGATATGCTTGACTGGAATTTTGCCTTAAATTGAAATCCTTACATAAAAGATTCGGAACTAAACGGGAATTATGTTTTGCCGCTTCTACCTTTTCCGCAAGTTGCTGTAATGATTTTATACTGCCCAGTCCTGGATTCGCTTTACCCCAAGCCTGTGGATTGGTCCATTCTTTTAGTGAGTCAAGTTCGTAAATTATAGGTAAGACCCTTTCGTTTTTATAACCATTTGGGTCTTCATATCCATTTATGATATCGGTACATTGTTCATATTTCTGATCATAAATTGACTCCCGAACAGTGCCGGCGGTACTGGTAATGATCGTTAATGGCTGGTCTCTTGCCGTCTTCCCATCGACGATAACATCATATAGGTCGGTAGTTTTCCAAGCATGTATCTCGTCCAGCAAAGCAGCATGAACATTTAACCCATCAAGAGAATTCGAATCAGAACTAAGAGGTCTGAAAGAACCTTCATTCATATAGGATTTTATTTCTGAGACCAGGCACTTCGATCGTCGCTTCAATGCCGGACTTTTTTTAATCATCTTTACAGCTTCGTTCCATATTATTTTCGCCTGATCTTTTCTGGTAGCAGCTGAATAAATCTCTGCACCTGCTTCGTCATCAGCAAAAAGCATATATAAAGCCAAGGCCGATCCTAAAGCAGATTTACCGTTCTTTCGAGCTACTATCAAAATTAATTCGCGGTATTGTCGAAGACCATCCTTGTCCACAAAACCAAACGTTGCAGATACCAAAGCTTTTTGCCACAACTCCAGAATGAAAGGTTTGCCGCCGACTTTACCTTTGCTGTGCTTGCAATAACTTTCAATAAAACCAATGGCATGATCTGCTTTTGCTTCATTAAAAAAATAAGCACCTGACGGATTTTCAATATTATCCATCAAATGCTTATAAATTCTTCGTATTTTGTTTGAGACAATGACCTCATTATTGACTATTTTTTTATAATAAAGTTCAATATAATTCATGTAATCACATCATTTATTTATTCATTTTTAGGAATGCATCAAATCCGTCATCCTGAAATTGTGCATCATCTGGCAATTGATTTAACAATTGAGTTAAGCAAGAAGTATAGTTTTTTATTAATGCATTATAACTTTGGAGCGCCGAACTTTGTTTTTTGCCTGACTGATTTTCTCCGTTTTGATATGACTCGACTACCCCATTTTTGTTAATCTCGACTTGCAAATCCTCAAGAGTGACGGACATAAATGCAATATTCTCAATTAATTTTTCAACGGCTTTTTTCTTATCTTCATCCAAGTCTTTGGATAACTTTCGAAGTTTTACTATTTCTTTTTTAATCCTTTTATCTTTATCTATAACCGCCAATTGCAGGACCTCCAAATCTAAAAATTTTATAAAAACAAGAATAAGGGGGACTACACCCCCTATGGGAAAACAAATTTGTTAAGATAAACTTTGGCACCGGCCTTCGTGAAACCGTTGATCTATCAGGGGTTTTGGGGGGATTCGTCAGATTTTTATTCGAGTCCGATCATGTTTCCATGTGAATCGAAGACTGCTTTCCTATTTTCAGTTTGATTGCCGTGTATGCTGTTGTGACAGTCCAGACAAAGGTACATCAAGTTGTCTAGTTTAAGCGTTATGTCTGGGTTCGTGATATTTTCTGGTGTTAGGTGGACAATGTGATGGCATATGTATCCTTGCCGACCGCATTTCTCACAGATAAAGAAGACTGATGCAGCATATAGTTTGCTGGTCTTTTTCCATGCTTTGGAATTATAAAATGATTTTGCAAATACTTGTGCCATTTTTATTCACTACTTTTTTTCGGTTTGATTTTCTGAGTGCCAATCCAATTTTGTTTACGAATAAAATTTCGATATAAAAAAGGTGGAGGATTTTATATGACGAATTTAAAATTGATTTTAGGAGTGGCACTCAGAAAGGCAAACCGCCACCAGAAAACAATGAGCGTTAGATTATAAATTGCCTTACACCTTATAGGTCATTTGTGGAGGATTTGTTTAGTTTTTATTTATAATGGTATCTATTCTCTCTTTACTGACTTCATACCAATGTGGATCTTTTTCAATCAAGATAGGATAACGATTGCTATTTATGGCCGCCACCCCTGTAGTACCCGAACCAGCAAAAGGATCAAGAACACTATCTCCTTCACTGCTATAGGTACGGATTAAGTACTCGAATAGTTCTACAGGTTTTTCTGTCTGGTGCTTGGTTTGCGTCTGGCTGCCATTGATATTAATTAAGGTTGTCGGGTAATTGCTGTACTGCTGTATGTACTCATGACCAATATAATTATTTCTAATTCCCATTACACTATCTTTGATGCGGCAGGTCTTTTTCTTATTAACTTCGATTAACCCCTGTGGATTATAGATCATTTTATTATTGCTGCCATTAGCGGTTGTACCTTTGCTAAAGAGCAGAATGTTTTCATGCTGACGCATTAGCTTGTTCTTTGCATTTGCAAAATTAGTCTTTTTAGATTTACACCAAACTGCATCGTATTTAAAAATATCACGGCCTGCATTGATAATATCAATAGCTGCCGGAAATGCCATTGTCATAACGATAGTGCCATTAGTGGTAAGGACTCTTTTCCATTCTTTGAATAATAAATCTAAATCCGGTAATTTATCCCATTTGCATTCGGTTGACACATAGGGCGGATCGGTCAAAATCAACTGTATACGATTGTCTGGTATATTCTTCATTGCGAGTAAGCAGTCATCATTATATATTTCATAATTTTCCATAAATCCATCACCTATTTTTTACATAAAAAATAAGCCGTGATTATTAATCAACGACTTAAAATTTATCGCTCTACTATATAGGTGGTTTGCAAGGAATTTATTCAGCTTTTGTTTCACTTAGGCTATCTGATGGTTTTTTATTAAACTAAGCAATCGTAATGATGGCCCATTAGGTTTGTTTTTCCCCGATTCCCATGCCTCTATCGTTTTTGGTGATACCCCTAAAAAGGCGGCCAGTAATTTTTGTGTAAAACCCACTTTATCCCTTATTACTTTAATCTCATCAGCAGTATAATCTGGTATTGGTTCAATTTTTATCATACGCGTATGGCGCCTTAAAGTCTTTTTTTCGCTTTTAGCATCCGTTATAGCCTCATTCAAAGACTCTGACAGCAAATCAAATAGTTCAGACATTCTATTCACCTCATTTATATTTACAATTCAGCTTCCAGTTGATCAACCAATTGTTTCAATGAATTCCTTTCTTCTTTAGTTATATTTTCCTTATCCGTTTTAGAATATATTAATATAAAATATACTATTTCTTGTTTTGTAAAATTAACATAATATATCCTATATCCACCGCTTTTCCCTGTATAATCAGGTGCAAATCGCAGCTTCCGTAAGCGTCCTGTCCCCTGTACAACTCTACCAACATTAGGGTTTTCTAGTATTTCATTTTCGAGACTTCGTAAATCGCTATCGGTAAAGTCAAGTTTTTTGCATTCTTTATCAAAAACCTTAGTATTAATAAACATTCTTTTTATGTCCAGTTGGAAAGACCTCCTGTCTATTTATATATTACCCTATTCAATAGGGAACGTCAAGTAAAAAAAGCCAATGATTAAATCCAAGGCTTTGAAAAATCCCGACCTATAAAAAGTCGGGATCTGTAGGAAATTCTTTACGTGCTATTAAATTCATTTGGTCAGCCGTCAGCATATTACACTTACGGTTCTTTTTACAGTTTCGATTTTGCTTATTAATACCGAATAAATACTTATCGATAAGATGATCATATTCATATTGGTTTTTTGCACTCGCCAGCAATTTTAATAATTCAGTTTCATTCATTGTCTTGACCGTCCTCTATTAAATACTTACTGATTTTAGCAAGAGCATGATCTATCGAAGTAGATACACCAGAAGTTGACCTGTTAGTCATGTTGCCGGCCTCCCACATATTTAAACCATCAATAAGAACCCATTGGATATAATCTTTCTGGTTGCCGTATAGTTGGCTTAATCCGTCTTTCAGGTCGATATAAACGCAGGTCGCTGTTGTATTGCCTGCCTCCGCTGCAATTTTTAATTTGTTTAAACTTTTATATAACTGCCGCAAAACTGAAACTTTAGAATAATTTACATAATTGCTTAATGCTGTATTGTCAACATCACTCATATCAAGCCACGTCCTTAATATTTATTTTGTTAATTTGGATGTTATCTGTACCAAGTTCATCCATAAGTTTTTGACGATTAATGACAATGCCCTTACTGTGATACATAGTGCCATCCTCACGTCGCGTTGCATTAGTGATCGTTCTATATTTGCCAGCGTTAGCAACTCCATGTTTTTAAAGCATACATATCGATTAGGTGTAACTCACAGACAGTTGGGTAATAAACAATAATATATTCGGCCTGACTGCCAAACCCCCAACCAATAATATTTTTTTCAACACTTGAAAAAGTCTCTATAAAATAATTGCCAGTTTCAAAGCGTTTGTCGCTTTTGACATCAACACTTGTGCTGAAGTTGTCAACACGAACGAGGTAGTCAATGTCTTTAATTTGATAGATTTTATCTTTTCGAACGTCAGTCATCTTCCAGTTTTTTTGCAGCATCCATTCAAATACAATCTCTTCAGAATCGGCACCAATTTTAAAAGATTCTATTATATTATTAGTCGTATTACTCATTTTGCAGCACCTACCTTTGCTAAAATGGCTTTGCCCGTTGCAATATCTTGTTCTATATTTTTCAAATTTTTATTGATTTGATCATAAGCAATATCTAAAACTCTGGTAGTTTCTGCTTGATTTTTCTTAATGCATAAGGTCAAAATTGTCATGGCCGCCAAACGTTGTTCTACACTCTCAGACAGGCTTATGACCTGTTCTGATAATTGATACGCCTTATCATATTGGGCTGTTTCTACAGCGACTAGGGCTTGTGTCATCAGTTCATCTGCCTGACCCTGTGCTTCTCTGTTATCTGTAATATTTTTTAAAATTGTTTTCATTGTTTTCATGTAAAATCATCCTCATATTTTTATTTTGTCTTTTATATCAAGGGCGCGTGAGCGCCCCACCTCTTCTTCTCTGTTACAATACGATCCGATCCGGTTTATATCATTTGGCGTATGGCAAAAGTGTCTAACTTTTCAATCTCTGCCTGATCGGCGTCTCGGCAAACTACCGATTTAATATCTAATTTCGCTAGTAATTCATAAATAAATTCCCGGCCGACTTGGGTCCACTGCATGGATGTTTTAGTTTTACAGCCATCATCATAAAGAGCCGTTTTACTTTGGGTGTAACCCTTGGCGCTGTGCTGACTGTACAAGTACCAGCGGTTGCCTCTTTTATATTGGATATTTTCATTAGATAAAATTTGATTAAGCTTTCGGGCTGACATGCCATAATCTGCGGCGATCTCTGTCGTTGTCATCAATGTTTTAGATTTTAAAACCGCATCATGGTATTCAATTTTTGGGATCATTACTTCGATTTGTGTAGCAAGAGCTTGACGCTGCTGTTCTTCTGCTATCCAACGTTGAGCACGCTGGACTGGGTCTTGAATCATATAAGAGTCAACCGGTTGTGCCTGTAAGGCTTTATATTCTTTCTCAATTTCGATAAAATACAATCTGGCTTGCTTACCTTTTTCGGAACGCTGGATCATACAGATTTGTTTTGCCATGTCTAAAGTTAAATAATTATCTGCCTTGTTTTGACCACCATGATTTTCGCTTTCCAAATTTGGAAACCAAGTTATATAATCCTCATTTTCTACAAATCCGTACTCGCACATACGATTAAACCATGTAGTACAGTTGCTTTTTATTTCTAAGAACTCATGAAGGTCTCTTCCCGATACTGCCTGTATCCCATTTGCTAATTCTTCAATTTTAATCATTTCGTTTGTCATTGTCATAATAATGACCACCTTTGTCTATTTTGTTAACGCTGCCGCTGCAAACATTACATAAATGTATTACTCAGACAGATATGTTTTTACACTATTTTGACAAACGAAATGATTTATTTTTTTACATAAAAAAAAGCCCCATACCGATTAAAGTATGGGACCGTGTTCATATATTCTTTTTTATGATTCTGGTAAAATCTCTCCCGTATCGAAAAAACTATACTCGGGGTGATCTACATTAATATAGTCGTACATCGCTATCATATGTTGTGCCAATTCTTTTTCAATTTCGGGATTTTGAAATAACTCTTCAAGCATAGTATACATATGAGCACTGAGATAAATTTCATCTGGTGACCGCCAGTATTTACCTTTAAGGAATGCATGACTTTCGATTTCGTCTATAATTTTATCTAAATTGGCTTCTGGGCATCGTTCATTATATTTTTTTACTAAATCCATTTTATATCATTCTCCTTTAAATTTATGCTGTGGCTTGTTGCTTTATGCTATAAACCGTACTTAAATAATTAACAGCCTGTTGATATTTACAATCAGCCAAGATCATAACAACATCAATTATGTCGCGACCCTTGCCTTCACCGTCCCCTACACATGCAGAAGATCCACAATAGTATCTATAACCGGTTTCGTTAGCGTAAATCGTTGCTGATGGGCTGTGGTCGTCGTGAAGGACACATACAAAACTTGACGGATTTTCAATTTGTAAAAATTCTGCTAGATTAATTTGGTGCAAGTACTCATTAATATTATCTGTAAAAGTAACGAGCGCTGTTTCAAAAGTTTCGGTGGATAAATTTATAATTGCTTGTATCCGTTCAGTTTGGTCTTCATTCGATTTCGTACCAGCGGCTGTCTGAGCCTTGGAAACTTTCGTTATAGGATAAGTAGACAGATAATCTTCTGCGGTCGCCTGTACTGACGTCTGAACCTCATCAAGCTGTTTATTAAATGAGTCTAGGTCATAAGCTTGTCGATTGGCTTGTTTTATTGTAACGTCATAAGGAGCTAGACCTGTATTGGTTTTTATCCATTTACTATTCGGTAAACGTAATAATCTCGATACATCTGTTGCGGCCGGATCTGCTATTTGGGCGATATTAAATAATTTATCCTCTAGTGTATTCCATGCTTGCGTCGTAATATCTCCATAGCAAGCATAGTATACGTGATATCCATTTCTCGTATCTACAATTGCGGTAGGCGTTGGTAGAGCATTTATAACATGCATCATTTTAACTTTTCGGGTCGAAACTTCATCCAGTGAAAAATATTTACCGTCCTCGCCCTTGCCAGCATCGATGTCAACAAACCAAGCAGTAAAACCCTTGATATCGATATCAGCCGGTTTTGTAGTCTTATATCCGAGCGTCTGATTCACTATAAAATAAGTATCGTTATCATCAGTCATTGGATGAGCAATCATTCCTTTTCCAATTTTTTGATAGGTTTTAGGAGCTTCATCATGTAAAATATATTCATTAAAAACTGCCTGCTTATCAGTATTGGATACTGCTGTGTAACCTCCGTTGGTGTTGTCTATTTCTATATTTTCTTCATGATCTCCGGTAATTTCGCGATATATCAATTTCTGCAAATCTTGTCGTGCAAAATCAGTCAAATATGGATCAATTGACTCCCGAAATAATTTGTATAAATCTAGTGTAATGCCACGGTCACGCATCGTAAATATTGGATTAATATAATAACGATTATAATTTTTGCTACCTTTATTATCATTTACAGTAATGATTTTAATAACATCCTTGTCTAATAGTAATCGAAAAAAGGCAAGTCCTGCTGTTTTGTTGCTGTATCCAGCCAATTTATAGACATCTTCCCTTGTCGCAGCTGGATAAGCGTGCTTTGTATGCCCATCACGAAGAATAATCATATTATTATTATCCATATTATACAAAAGTGCTAAAAGGTGACCAGCATCTGCATAGCGATCGTCTAGTACCGATATAATATTATTGTCTACATATAGATGTATTTGTGTTTTTTGACCCCATGGATAATAACGCCCTTTTTCCTCTCTCCAGTATCGCGTTTCGTGGAGTTTGGTATAAACCTCTTGCCCGACCTGTGTAGTCGTCGTGCGTGTTACAACTCCGATTTCAACCTCATTTTTATCAAATTTACTTGTAATTTTTTTATTGTACATAATAGTAACACTCCTTTAGATTTTGATACAAATTATCTTATCTTGGAGTCATTACTCTATTACTGGTCTTATATAATATCACCTGCCTTTAATTAACCATACTTATTTTTTATCGTAATGCATGGTTATCATAAATTTAAGTCGTTTTCCATGTCCAGTTGACTGAACATTTTTACCTTATAATGTCCAGTGGGCTGGACATACCTAAAACTGCCTTAACTCTATATAAATCAATGATCTAGGCTTAAAAAAGCATTAAAATCTGCGTAGAGTTACTATAGGTTTATTATTATACAATTCTGCGCAAGAGCTGTTTCTAATTAAAAAGTTATTTCTAGGATCTTAAAAAATCATTTATACGTTATAGCGAAAAACAAGGTACGATTTACCGGAATAAGCCCCCCCTATTTTCCGGAAAAGCGTACCTGTTGAAATGACTATAATCCCTCGTCCTAACTAGCTTTTTAACTAAAAGCATGCGGACACCTGTATGTATAATAACTATATAGCTTTCCGCAAGAGCTGTTTCTAATTAAAAAGTTATTTCTAGGATCTTAAAAAAAAGAACGGCTTTGCATGTCCGCCGGAGCGGCCACGCTACGCAAAGTGCCCTGAGGTAATTTTTTTATTAAAATGATCTCCCGAAAAGTTAAATATATAAAATAACCTTAGGGAACTTTAAACTCATAAACTTGCGTGAATTAAAGATTTATAATTAATGACGATTTTTTAGTCTGCCCTGTAGTAGATTAAACTTTGCCATTCGCATAAGTATAAATGTACGGGCTGGCAATATACCTTTTGCAAACATTTGATTTGTTTCCCTAAATTTACTATACACTTTTGCATTTCGTCCAGTCAACCCCACTTCTCACACTTCGCTGGTGCGTTTAATATTTTCAATATATACAAGAAGCCATATATAAGCTAAATCTTCTTCACAGACCACCACGGGACGTCTGGATTACAATATAATAATCGGACTGAGTTTTAATATTATTATTTAGTAAAAAAGAATCTTATTTATTAATATCTTTTATAAATCAAATATGCTCAGACCTTATACCTTTAAAGTATAACTAAATATTCTGATAATAGTAATAAAGTTTTTTCATCTTCACACGCTGCTAGACGAAGATAAGCATCTTTCAATGTTGTTGGTAAATTAAATGTATCAACAATTTGATCAACTGGTGTTTGGGCATTAGCTTTAAGCGCCGCTTCCATATCATTAAAAGCTTTGATAAATTTAAATTTCCACGCAAGCGCTTTCTTGCCGGTGAATCCCATAGCTAACAAGCTAAAACCATCACGGTTCATAAGATACTGAGGATAAGTCTTATTGTTGCCTTCAACTTTATAAGTTGATTTGTAGAAAAATGAGAAAGCCGAATTTTCGGTTTTCAGGATTTCATCAATAGTTTCTAGAACATGCTTATGAAGTTTATTAAATTTCTCAGCCACAAGCCTACTTGACGTTATGATCTGCCCTTCATTGATTTCTGTTAATTGGTCAAAGCCGAAAATTCCGCTTTGATACTGTTGATAGATTTAAGTGTTTCTTTTATTTCACCGAAACGAGTTACATAAGCTTTAATTTAAAACTAAATCGCATTGCTTTTTCTAAATGTTTATCATAATATTATTAACGAAGGCGGTGCATTATATGAAAAAAAGATTATTGAAAAAATTATCCAGCCAAAAATATAAAAAAAGAATACCTCTGCCACTATTTTCTGTCCGTAACACTATGTGTACTTTGCAAAATCAAATATCTGCTATAAAAGAAACATTCCAACCTTTTTATCATGTAACCACAACTCTACAAAGTCTCGCCCTTAATATAAGACCAGTTCTATTTCAATTTAAAATTAGTTTAGATAAAGGAATAAAAAAAGTACAAGAAAGTTCGGAAAGATATGCTACACTGTTGCCAAAAGCTGGCTGGGTATTACCAATGGTTTTAAACCCAACAGAAATAGATGATATTGTTGGATATTCCACAAATCTCCTTAAAATAGATAACGCTCTTTATGATTTCTTTATCAAAGATAACAATTACGAATTAAATATAATTTTTGACGATCTACAAAATAACCCAAATCTATCACAATGGAAAACTTTATTAATCGATTGTATAGCTGTTTTTAAAAATGGACATTATATTGTCACCATTCCTGCTTTAATTTCCATAATAGAAGGACTCATCGTGAGTAAAGGATTCGAAGATTCTATTTTAAAATATGATAAATCTAGAAACGAACAAAATACAACTAATATTACATCTATCTCAAAAAATATTCATAATAATTGCAAAAATAAATTTGGTAAAAATTTTATTCCTATATGTGTGTGGCTATCAATCTCAAAATTTATAAAACAATTATATAGTGGCGGCAATTTTTCAGATCCAACTAAGAAACCCCAAAATATAAATCGGCAGTATATTCTGCATGGACGTATATCTGCTGATACATGGAAGGAAAATGATGCGGTACGTCTCTTCGTGTGTATTCATACGCTTGCTTCAACATTTGATTGGCATAAATAAAAAAAGCCGTTATCACACCATGAAGATGCAACAACGGCTAAATATTATATTTCTTTAAAATCCAAAACATTCTCAAAATATTTATGGATAGTATCCATTAAGGGAATAATTTTATTTCTTTCTGAATTCGCATC